GTGATCGCAATGAAAGAGACGAACCCACGAGAATGGGAGGCTCAAGTAGTTTAACGTCTTCGGACGGCAAAACTTAGTTGATCGTAGTAGGATCCATAAGCGTTACGAAAATATCAATAACACCATTAGGAAGAACACCACCGTTAAACGAAGCTTGGATAACTGTTGGTCCATCAATACTCGTAGGAGTAATGATGTACTGAACATTTGCAGTAGCTCCAGAGGAATATACAGTTCCAGAAGGAGGAGACACAAAGAATCCGGCAGTATCATTATTAAACTCATTAACCGCAGTACAACCGATAAAGGTAGCTGAGGCATAAGCAAGAGTGATAGCTGCTGATCCAGTATTATAATCCAAGTTAAGCATATAAAACGAACCCGGTTCGGCATTACTAATAGCAATGGTAGTTCCAGAAACGACAACAGGCAAAGTTCCGGTGGCTTTGAGCTGAGTAAGACCAAGGGGAGAAACAGAAGAACTAGTAGTTCTAACAGCATGAAACCCTGGGCCTGCATCAGATTCAACAATAGGCAAAATTGGTTTTAAAAATTCGACGCAATAGGAAACCCACAACTCACCAAGATCCTGGATAGGATTTTGTTGAGTAGCAAACTGGAAAATTCCTTGATCATAAAGACGAAGGTCTTGTCCAACAGGCACAGCACCAGTACGAATGAACTTGGTGGGCAGAATAGTCTGACCAGAAGCACACTCAATGCCATGCATAAGATGTAAAGTAGGTTTCACCGATACAGCGTATTCAGAATTTTCCATCTGTTGCTTCGACGTATAATCAACGGCATCAGAATTATAATTGGTAGCCATGACGATAACACCAGGAGCACCACCAGTAACAAAGTCTGTAATAAGAGATCTAAACTCAAACACAAGACCATGAAACCGGTACTCTTGATAATTAGCGGCAACGCTAGACAACCAAGGAAAAGTAGTTGAAACACCAGGATTAAGAATGTAAGGAGTGTTATTAAAGCCAACAGTGCCCAAAATATCACCCAAATACTCACGATGACAAACAATATTAGTTTGCCTCGTTGTAGAGAATTTAGGAATTTGAGAACCATTTGCAATAACATTATACTGAGGCTGGGGGCCTGACATTTGATAATCACCAGAACCGAGTATACTCCCGATTCCAGATCCTAACCATTTTCCGACACCCATACCCAATGCAGAATTTCCAAACATACCTCCAATACGAGATCCAGCTATTCCGCCGGCATCTTTAAAAGGAGTTGCCTTCTTTTTCTTTTGCTTTTGTTTACCTTGAACAGTAAGTTTTGCTAAGCTCTTTTCCAGGGCGAGGACCCTGGAGGCAGCTTTATTTCCTACAGATTTGTTTTTCTTTGATTTCGTCATTTGTATTGGATACCATAATGAAGAACAGGACTGTACATTGTTGATAAACTCGAAAGGATTTCCGTGCAGTCTCTCGGCATTTTGTTTAGCACTCATAAGAGATTTTGGAATATTACAATCAACAACCCAATGGCTGGTTTTTAAGAAGGACAGCATAGCCTTCCCGACTTTTAAAAATGTGATTCGGCAGCACAATAAGAGGACTCATATCTCAAGCCACCAGCCACTGCCACCAATAAGGTGACAGAGCTGATCCAGTTCTGGATGATGTCTCATCTCAAAAACGAACTGTTCAAAACGTTCTGCACATTGTGCATAGTTTTGAGGCTTAAACGACAAAAAGTTGACAAGTTGTTTATCAGCATTGAGTGGATACCCACTACCGTTGACAAACCTGGTAGAACAGAATTCAAAATCTTCAGGTGTAACTGAATTATATTGTTTCACTGTTTTTCCCAGTCTCTTATAATACTCTTGAGCATCAGGAACTTCTCGTTCCACTGCATCGTCTCCCATTTCAATAATCCAGGCTATTATCAAGCGCCAAGATTCTATCAAGGAATTTTCTTCATTTGCATAAAGAACGATGAGATGATGATCAAGTCCACGCATAAAACAATTTGTGGAAGATGTATTATACCAACCAGAAGGCATAATTCCCGGAACGGTTTGTTGATACATAGTGCCATCAGAAAGAACCATTACTTTTCGCGCAACGCAATAATAATGGGATCTCATAACACGTTCAAAAACGGTTCCAGAGGATTGATTAAGAGCTATTCGGCGATCACAATCTGCATTTAATTCCCAATTATGGACTGACCAGTCCCATCCACTTACATCAGAGTCTTTAATTTTACCATTTAAGGCTCCAAGAACAACACTTTGAATAATGGATGCCAGTCCTGGGTCATTAAGACCCATTCCTGGTTTATGGGGAATATCTTGCCATGCGTTAATCTCTGTTTGATTCTGCAGTGAACTTGTTAATCTTGCGATACAATTATCCACTAAAGAAACAGAGAAAATCAACCTAAAGCGACCTTCCTCTATTTTTGAGAGCTTGTGTGGGTCTCCTTTTACAAAAACTTTTACGGCGTCACACAA